GCAAGACATTATGGTCAATCCGGTTACAACCTCCGGCGGACATACATATGAATGGAGTGAAATTGCAGAATGGTTTAAAGAAGGAAATAATATAGACCCATCAACACTGAAGGTATTAACTAATACGTTATTGTATCCAAACCATGCACTTCGCTCATCAATAAACAATTTTATTCCTACTTGTAAGCTTATTATAAATGAGCTTCGTAAAAAAGAAGTTCTTAATAAAACACAAAGGTCTATAAGAATGCGTTCCGCACCGGCAGTGTTAGTTCACAAAACCAGAAGACAATCCAAAGTTAAATCCAGCTCCAAATCTAGAGCATCAACTACTGCTAAAGCCATAGCTACAGAGAAAGCGCCATCTACATCAACTTATGATCCCAATTTCCGTCAACAACTTGATTAGCGATGAAAAAATCTAAAAATAGATTCAAGAAAATAATGACTACATTTTGTTTATTACGTTACAGTGCACTAAATATTAAAAAGACACATATTAATAAATGTGGGCAACTTATGATTATACTAACTTTCCAACTGTTTATGTAACTATTAGTGGTTCAATTGAGCGCACAAGTGATTTTACACATTTTATAGATCAATGGTTGCAATTATTTAATAATGGTACAAAATTCAATTTATATTTCAATACTGTTAATTGTGGTTACATAAATATAAAATATGCTATTTTAATGGCCTATAAGATTAGACAATTTAAAAAAAACAAATATACTAACTTGCAATTTAGTAAAATAGCAGTTGCAAATAAATGTATATTAAGTTTATTGCGTCTAATTTTTTATATAGAAGCTCCAATTGCTCCTGTTGAAGTATATTATGAAAAAAATGATGTAATTAGCAGCGAACATTTTTATCCACATTAATATAATACATATTTTTATATATATTATATATTTTTTTATATATATATTATATAAAAATATATAATGGCTACCAGATCTCTATTTAAATCACTATTTAAATATAACAAAAACTCTAACTCTCGTAGCAAGACTAAACTTGTAACTAATTCAGTTGAACAAAATATTGGTAAAAAACTTGTTGAGCAAGATTACAGAGATTATTATGTAGACTATCAAGACAATATAATACCGGCACTAAGTCTAATAAAAACATGTATAATAGAAAATGAGTCTTTTTATGACTTTTTATTATCTATAACAAATAATAAAGTCGGTAAACTCTTAACCAAAATACAATCTTTAAATCTCGAACATGGTTCACAAAATGAAGAAGACCAATATAAACTGGTACTAAGCAAAAAACAGTTTATACAAGATTATTTAGAGATTAAAGATATTATTGCTAATATTACAACGTTGATAGAGTTTATGTATTCTATTTTAAATATGCCTCCTGTTAATGTAAATACAAGCAAATACGATGATGTTTTTGTATTAAATATTAATGTCACTATTATTGATGTAATTATTCCTATTTTATTAAACAATAAAAATATATTATTACGTACATTACAAGAAAAATATAAATCAAAAAATATTCGAGAAAAAAAATTATTAAATTTTTATTTTGATAAAATTAAAATATATACTGAATTTAGTGCTTTAAGATCAAGAAAAAATGTTGAAATTGAAATGAAACATGATTTAGCTGCTGGTAAAAGAAGAACCAAATTTAGAAGACTAAAAGGCTTATTAAATACTAATAAACGCTCATATAAGTTAAAACATCGCTATAATATACATGTAATAAAATAGACTAATACTAATACACTACTTAATATGTTATATATTCAGTATTATATTTAATATATATATTATATATTATATGTAAGCATTTAAAATCAACGCTAAAATCATTAGTAAGAAGAAATAATACACTAAGTATAAGAGCAGTTCTTACTCCAATAACGCATCTTCTCGTCGATTATTGCGGAAGAAATAGATTGTATAATAACATTAATTACAGCATTTGCCTCAGATTGTGAAAGACTACGAGGTCCAAGTGTATTGCTTGGAAACGTAACATTATTTATTTTTTCAATAATGTTATCAATAATATAGTCATTCGCAGTGTCAAGTTTTATAAAATTATGGGACTGAGCACCATATGTGCTCCCATCATTCTTATAACATTTACCAGCATTAGCACCAACTCGTCTAAAAGCAATGTCATAATTAGCATTTGATTTAACATATATAAATCCGACTGGATTTATTTTTGTTTCAATCTTTCTATTAACAGTTTTTTTATTCCATATTTGAAATACACATGGAACATCATAACTTGATCCATTTATTATAAAAGAGTTTTTTTCAAGTTCTACTGAATGTAGCATATGAAACTTCAAATCAAATGCATTATACATACTTGGTTTTATGAATGATTTAGGAAGAATAAATGCTATTGTCTCGGCAAACTCGCAACTTTTTACAATGAATGCCTTTGCTAATGACGATTGTCTTCCAAATGGCGGATTTCCAAACACAATAATATTTTTATTATGTGGTGGAATCCATTTCAAGTAATCTTGTTTGACTATAGTGGGTGCTTTAGGTTCTAAGTCAAGTCCTATTTTTTCATATGAACTTGGTATATTATGTAGAAAAGACCCATTACCCGCCGATGGTTCTACCCATAAGTAGCTGTGTGTCTCTGGAACTAAATTAATAATAAGGTCAATACAAGATTTTGCAACAGTTTCATGTGTATAAAACTGGTCTTTATTATTTGTTCTGAATTTCCCAGTGTCTTGTTTTTTTCTTATATCAATTATATCAACAGAATTCACAATCACTTCTTTACAGCTTTTACCATTTGATTTATCTATAATAATGAGACTATTTTTAAATCAATTTTAAATTCTAAAATTAGTAAAAAGCTAATATTACATTTTATACATTTTATACATTATTAGTGTATAAAATGTAATATTAGATAAAATTATTATAATTTGGGTTCAACAATTATTGGCTCATCTTCTTCAAGGGTAGCCAGTTTTTCGGCACGTTCTTTTTGCCGTTTTAAAATCTCTCCAACACCATGGTCATTATTGTCTTGTTTTCCAACAAGCACATCTTCGGCCTCAAATAGCTCTTTGCGTAATTCTGCAGTAGTTGTGTCATCATTTGATCCGTCACCAAACAATAAATTTTTACCAGGAACATCCATCCTATCTGCATTAATTAAATTTCCTTCTTCATCAATTGTTTGCATCAATTTATTGCCCTCTTTTTCGGCTTTAGCAATATTTTCACGAATGGCTTTTTTCTTACTTTCTTTTACACGCTCGTTAAATTGCTCTTTTGATATTTCATCATTTTTCTTCTTTTGTGCCATTAGATCATTTAAATCTTTTTCTAAATATTCCACCCTACCTGTTTTATATGCTTCAGGATGAAAAGGCATCCATATACCAACCTGTCCAATATAAACATCATGATTTGGATCAACTTCACGTAACATTTTGCATTTTAGTTCTGCTTCTTCTTGAGAACCAAATACACCCCTGACTTTGATTCCACGTGTGTTTGTTTGAAAACTATGCTGTGTGTTATACTCTTTTTGTAAGTCTTCTTCTTTAGCATCAATAAAAGATTTGTAATCATCCTCTAACGATGTTATAAACAAATTATCTTTTTCTTCTTCTACAAATTCCTCCATATCTTTTGTTAAACTATTAAAATCCAAGTTGTATTTATATGCTAAATAATTTAAAAATTGTGTATATTTGTCAAATGTTTTTCTAAACTCAAAGTGCTTTAAATATTTTTCAAAATAAAATAGTTCTTTTTTTTTTATATGATTTTCTGGCGAAATAAAGCTTAAACATACATATTTTTGACCGCTTATTGTTTTATCTTCATCTAATAAATCAATAACTTTATCTGTTTCTTTTGTTAAAGTTGAAGCTTCTTTAAGTTTAGAAGATTTTTTATTGGTCATTTATAAATTATAATAATTTATAATTTTTAAGTATTTATTTTATATATAAATAAATAATTTATTATTATTATATTTTTTTCTTCTTTATTAATATAAAACATAATGAATTTTACAATGAGTGAGTTAGTAAAAAGAGCAGTAAAATATTTAATTGAGGGTTTGATGGTTGCAATTGTTGCTTTCGTTATTCCACAAAAGCAATTGAAATTTGATGAAATAGCAATTATTGGTCTAATGGCGGCCGCAACATTTTCTATATTAGATACTTTTATTCCATCTATGGGTGTTTCTGCACGCTCGGGTGCCGGTTTTGGTATAGGTGCTAATTTAGTAGGCTTTCCACGAATGGGTTAAATAATGTTTATAATTATGAATATAATATAATGTTTTAATAATAATATTATAAAATAATTATAATAATTATAAAATAATTATAATAATTATAAAATAATTATAATAATTATAAAATAATTATAATAATTATAATATTACAATAATGGCGTTTACAAGATTTTACGACGACCCTTGTAGAATTCAAAAATATTTAGAAGAAACTACTAATATTGGAAATTATAGCATAAATGTTCCAGGAAATGGAGAAAAACCATTATTACTAAATGACCCACATATTAATATGCAAAAATGGGGCGCTAATTTATCACAAAATAAGACTGATTTAGAAAGTGAATTACATTTTTTGCATAGAAAATTGAACAAAGACACTATTAGGGAAAATAATTATGTAGATTATTTAAACACTAATCCATTATATAATCAAAATAGTTATAGCATAAATAGTGAAGAAATAACTGCTCAATCACGTGCAACCCATCCTTCGTGGATATATAGAGAAATTAATAATTTTTCCAATGAATATGCTATTCCAAATAATTTTAATTATTTACACTTAGACCCACAAGAAAATATATGTATTCCTTTTCATAATAATATTAGTTCTCGAATAATTCAAAAAGATTATTATCAATTAAGCAATAATTTTGATATACAACGAAGAATCACAAACTAATTTAATAATTCATATTAAATATAATAAATATATTAAATATATAATAATATTTTTAATATATTATATAAAATACTATGGCAGCTTTAGCAATACCTATAGTACTATTAGGAAGTATATATATTTTATCAGAACAAGAAAAAAAAGAAACATATAAACAAAGAAATATTGCTAATAATATTTTAACACAAGAATTTTTTACAGAAAATAAATTAAATGAGGGATTTAATAATTATAATGATGCTAATATTACAGACTTAGTAGTTACAAATAACGACTCAATAAATAGTTATGCTAATCCAAATCAACAAACAGATAATTTTTTCATTGCTAACTCAACAAATATATTAAGAGAACCACCAAAAAATATTAATTTAATGTCTGGACAACAATCTAATAGTGACGATTTTAAACATAATAATATGAAACCATTTTATGGAGCAAAAATTCGTGGCTCTATTGCCGATATTAATTTAACAGAATCAATATTAGATTCAAAACAAGGTTCCGGAAGTCAAAATTTTGCTAAAGCAGAAATAGCACCGTTATTTAATCCGTCAGACAATGTAAATATTCCTAATGGAACTCCTAATAATAGTGATTTTTTTCAGTCACGTATTAATGAGTCTATGAAAATGTCTAATGTAACTTTGTGGGAACAACAGAGAGTAGGACCTGGACTTAATTTAGGATATGGTTCTCAAAATAGTGATGGTTTTAATAGTGGTGGTGTTGAAGGCAGTCATGGCTTCAATGCAGGTATGATGGCACGGGAATCGTGGATGCCTAAGTCTGTTGATGATTTAAGGGTTGACACTAATCCAAAAATGAGTTATAATTTAGACGGTCATCAAGGTCCTGCAATTTACCCAATAAAAATGCAAGGTCCTAATAATAAAATAGGTGTTGTTGAAAAACATTTACCGGATAAATCATATGAATCTGGTCCAACACGATGGTTTACTACAACTGGTGTAGAACAAGCACCTCCAATTAGAAGCACACAAGTAATTCCAATGGAAAATAGAATTAGCACAACACGTGAATATTATGGTGCAACTTCAAATGCTGAATCTGGTCGTGCATCATATATTAAGCAAGATTTTGAAGATTCAAAAAAACAATCACTGGGTGAGTTACCAATTATTAATGCTAGTGCAAGTGGAACAAATGGTGCTGGACCAAATGATTATGGATATAACAGTTATAATATTTACAATAATAATAGAAACACAGACAAAGAAATAACTGATTTTGGCGGAGTATATGGTATGATAAAAGCTTCTGTTGCTCCAGTATTAGATATTTTTAGACAAACACGAAAAGAAAATGCTATTGGTAATTTGCGTCAAACAGGTAATGTTAATGGTATTAATCCAACCGGTCATTTATTCAATATTAATGATAAAACAAAAGTAACAAATAGAGAAATGACAACAAATAAAATAGATATGAATTATGTGAATGTTCAAGGGCAAAATAATAATGGTAATGCTTATCAAGTAACACAGCATCAAAATTATGACAATCAAAGAACAAGCACAAGTGTTGAATATATTGGTTCTGGTAATGCATGTGGAAGTGGATTGAGACCATATAATAATGCATATGCACAACAAAATAATGTAAATAAAAGTTATGAATCGCGCACCAATCAAGGTTCTATGAATTTATTTAATAATTATAATAATTCTACAACTATGCGCAATGACTCTATATTACAGCAAAATAGAGCTCTTGTAAATAATAGAGGTACAAACATTACACCATCTGTGCATTTTATGGGAGAAGTGAATGGTATGCAAAGTTATGATCAAAACTTTAATAGTTCACGAATGGATGAATCATTGTTATCTGCATTTAAAAGCAATCCATATACTAAATCTCTTAATAGTGTTGCTTAATTAATTCTTAAATGTATTAATTAATATATAAATTTTGAATATTAATTAATATTTCTTATAAATATATTATAAGAAATTTATTATAAATAAGATAGTTATAGCAAACTATAATAATAGTAATGTTATTTTCTTAAGTAGTATTAATATAACTATTTATTTAACTATTTGTTTATTTTCTACTTTTATTTCTACTTCTTCTTTTTGTCTTTGAATTGTCATGTCGTACCCATCCAAATTTACCTTTTTTAGTAAAATAACCAGCTTTTTCTAAACGTTTTTCGCGTTTAGCACGATCATATACTTTTTTTGATACTACATGTCCACGCTTATTCATTAATAAATCGGGTTTTTTAAGATTACCTTTTGTTTTATATGCTGTGCCGTGCCAAACTTGCGCACGTGAACCATTTAAAAATTGATACTTGTGTCCATTAATGTGATACATATTGTCACTCGATTTCATATGCTTTTTAGTCATTGTTATAAATTAATATGAGAAAATAATTAATTGCTAAATTAATTGCTTAATTAATTTCTTAATTAATTTCTTAATTAATTTCTTAATTTCTTAATTTCTTAATTTCTTAATTTCTTAATTGCTTAATTTCTTAATTGATTAATTGATTTCTTAAGTTTAAAAATTAGTTATTTTGGTAACATTTAAATATTTATAAATTATAAATATTTACTATTTATGTCAAATAGTGACTATAATAAAGTGATTAGCACATTAAGCAGTGTTTCACAGGACTATACTTATAGTCCTGATCCAAATAATTTAATATGTATTGATACATCTAACAATAGAATTGGTATTAATACATTAAACCCATTATATTCCCTACATATAGTAAATGGTAATATAGATGTTAGCACAATAACAGCTGATACTGTATTTTCTGGAAATTACAATTCTCAAGGAGAGAATAATATTAATGTTACTTATTTAACTGCACAAAACATTAATAGTAATACTATTAATGTTGCTACTATGTTAGATATTAGTCGTGGACCAATTAAAGCAAATTACCTTACTATTATTAATTCATTAGATATTAGTCGTGGACAAATAATTAGTAATGCTATTAGTGCTAATGTTATTAGTATTAATAATTCATTGGATATTAGTCTTGGTAAAATATATAGTAACGCAATTAATACTAATGCTATTACTATTAGTAATTCATTAGATATTAGCCTTGGTAAAATATTTAGTAATGTAATTAATACTTATGCTATTAGTATTAGTAATTCATTAGATATTAGTAAGGGTAAAATATTTAGTAATGTAATTAATACTTATGCTATTACTATTAGTAATTCATTAGATATTAGTCAGGGCAACATTAACGCAAATAGTATTGACCTTAGCTCTATTACACTAACTTATGAATTGGATATTAGTAAAGGTCATATTAAAGCAAATATTATTGATCTTAGTGCTATTACACTAACTTCGTTATTGGATATTAGTAAGGGTCACATTAAAGCAAATACTATTGACGCAAGTGCTATTATATTAAGCACTTTATTAGATATTAGTAAGGGTCACATTAAAGCAAATACTATTGATGTTAGTTCTATTACGCTAACCTCTTTATTAGATATTAGCAAAGGTAACATTAAACCAATTACTATTGATGTTAGTGCTATTGTCGTAACTGGATTATTAGACATTAGCAATGATATAATACATGCTAATACTATAAGTGGAAATGCTATTAGAATTAATACCAATGCCGTTGGTGGTAATATTATTAATATTAGTACCAATACGAATGAAAATGTAATTAATATTAATATTACAAATGTAAATAGAGATGCTATTAATATTAATAATGGTAGAGTAGCAACAAGAGATCATATTAAAAATGCTATTCCATATGGCCTAATTATGGCATATAATTCTACTACTATACCATATGGTTGGGCACTATGTGATGGAAATAATGGAACACCAAACTTAATAAATAGGTTTATCTTAGGTAGAGGTGGAACTCGGAATATTGGTGATACTGGGGGTGAAGAACGAGTTACTTTAGGCATATATGATATGCCTAATCACTCCCATAGTGGTGGACCAGGTTATGGTTTTGGTTCAGGTAGAAATGTTCAAGGAGGACGAGGAGGAGGTGTAAATGGCACCGCATCTTTATCTGAATATACAGGTGAGACTGGAAATAATACAGATCATGAAAATATGCCTCCTTTTTATGTATTAATATATATAATGAAAACGCGTGATTATGATTTTTGTTATAATGTTATAATTTAGCTTCAATATAATACCATAGACTTTGATATTGCTTTATATTAATTAGTTAATTATTAATTATTAAAATATTTAATAATTATAAATTATTATTAATTATTAAATGTCAAATAGTGAATACAATAAAATTGTAAGTACAATTAATAGTGCTTCACAAAACTATACTTATAATCCATCATCAAATAATTTAATATGTATTGATACATCTAATAATAGAATAGGTATTAATACATTAGATCCATTATGTTCTTTACATATTAGTAATGGACATATAAGGGCAACTAATATATATACCACATCTATAATTGCTAACTCATTTACAACTCTTCCTGGCGGTTCTGTTAATGTTGATTATGTAAATACAAGCAATATTAATAGCACTACTATTAATGTTACTACTATGTTAGATATTAGTAATGGTCAAATTAAAGCAAAAAATATTACTATTAATGAAACATTAGATATTAGTCAGGGTGACATTACAGCAAATGCTATTGACATTAGTTCAATTGTTATAAGATCTTTATTAGATATTA